TGCGTGCAATTTCAGCACAGTTGCCAATCCGTAGCGCGGTGTTAAGCGATGTAAACGGTTTGGAATTGGAAATTGTTGAAGATTTAGCCTTTGAGTTTGGTCAAATTGAAGCCGCATCTATGGCACTTAATAATGACCAAGCAGGTTCAACAACAACAGTAACAGGTGCAACAGACGGTTTGCGCGGTGTGTTTACATACCCAACAAGCACAACTGCGGCGGCATTTGGCACTAGCGGCACGGCAATGACCAACGGCAGGCACACAGTTTTAGCTGTAAATCAAAACAACGCGGCTATTAATTATGACGATGTTGTAAATTTAGTTAAAGCATTGCCACCACAATACTATGCAACCCCAACAACTGCTTGGCACGCCCATCCAAATGTAATTCACGATTTGCGTCAACTTAAAGCGGCAACAACAGGTAATGCTTCACGCTTATTTATTGAAGCAGGCGATGATGATGGCGGTGCTGTTTTAAATATGTTTGGCTTTCCAGTAATTCCAAACCCATACATGGATTTTACTGGCGCAGGCAAAGTAACACTTGCATTAGCAAACTGGGATAGATTCTTGACTATTGCCGATGCTGAAACAATGACAATTAAACGCTTTGACCAAACGCAGGCAGGTTTTGTAACTATGTATGCTGAAATGCGGATGGCATCTTCAATTCGCGATGTATTTGCTGGCGTGTTCTTGAAAGGCGTTTAATCATGGCGGTGAACAACATTAGTGGTGTAGTAAATCTTGCGCCCACGCGCAATCCGTTTAACTATGATAAGGTTGTTCAAACAAGCCGCGATTTACAAACACAATGGCTAACCCTTGATGAAATTACCAATCAATTAAACTTGTTTGGCGATGAATCACAGGATAGTTATTTAAGTGATTTAGAAGTTGCGGTGCGGATGCACATTGAAGATTATTTAGGTTTACCAATTTTTAATCAGTCTTATACTGTTTATTATGGCGCGTCAGCATTATACGGAACGCCATTGACATTGGATTTGCCTGAAGTTTCACAAAACGGCGTAACAATAAACAGCGTTAAGTATTATAACGATGCAAGCCCAACAGTTTTAACAACCGTTGCGTCAAGTTCATATTTTTATGATGTTACAGGTAACAAGGTGATTCTTAATGATTTGCCTACTGACCTTAATACATTTATGACATCGCCAGTTGTTTGCAGTTACACAATCAATTCAAGCATATTGGCGCAATACCCTGTTATTAAACAAGCAGGCTTGTTATTGCTTACGCACCTATATAACAATAGAAGCGAAACAACGGCTGGGGCTTTACAAAGAATACCGTTTGGGGTGGATGTATTGCTAAGGCAATATAAACCGCTTGTGATGTGATTCTATGGCTATTGCACGCTTTGAAAATGTAAACATTAACACGCTTAGTTTTGGTGTTGATAGTTTTGGCGAATATACAACAACAACGACACTTTGGTTTGTTGGTCGCCCGTTGGTTTCTGAAGTTAGAAATTCAGTTGCCATTACTGAACGCTATCGTGTGTATTCAGATTTGATTACTTTTAAATTTAATTACACGCCTAATATGAAAACTATTGCAGACGGGCAAAACAATTACAGCGTAACTTGGCGCGGTAATGAATGGCGAATAACCGATGTTATTGAAAGCAATGATAGAATGAGTGTTACTTTAATGTGCTATCGTTCTGACCCTGCTACAAAGGCTTAACATGACAACGCAAAACAATGTTAGTAACTATGCAAGGGCAATACAGGCGCAACTAACAAGCATTGCCACGCCTGTTCCTGTTTACGCAAACTTTAATCGTAACTGGGCAACTGAAACAAAGTTTATAACATGGCAGTTGAGGGATGTTCATCAACCCGTTTACACAGGTATTTATCAGAATAATAAAGGTGCAGATTCGCCAATTTTTCAGATAAGTATTTTTACAACTAACATGGCAGATGGATTTAATCTGTCAAATACAATAATACAAGCATTGCATGGCTATGCAGGACAGTTTGGCGGCGTATCAGGTTTCCAAATTTCCAAAGCGGATGTCAATTGGTTATATAATAGTTATGACAACGATATTAACTTGCATAGCATCTACATGGATTGCACACTTTACATTCCATCATAAGATACGATTTTTTTAATTTTAATGAGGATTAATTATCATGGCATTACCAAATAAAGTATTACCAGGCTTTTCCGCAACCCTATATTGCCAGCCAACTGCAACCCCAACCCCTTTAACGGTAGCAGGCTTATCAACTGTTGCGACTGTTGCCGCACTTGCTATTCCTGCCAATGTTATTCCTGTTGAAAACATTCCTGCGTTTGGTATGGATGATGCTGTTGCTTCATTCGGTGTTGCTGGTTCACGCCAAGGCGACAAAATACCTGTTCAAAATGCACCAACATCAATGTCAATAACTGCCGCATGGAATCCATCTGATGCACAATTATTGTTAATTCGTGGCGATGCTTATTCAGGCACAGTTGATAGAACATTTATCATTTCAGCAACCGATGGCACAGGCATTGTTTACTATGCGTTTAACGCGCGTGTGGGCAATTTCCAAATTGATTCTGCCGTAGGTGCTGAAGCAAAATGTATGTTTACAATACATCCGCGTGGCAACCAATATGGTTGGTCAAACAACGCTTAATACAACAGCCCCGAAAGGGGTTGTTCTTTTATAGGATAAGATATGGAAATTAAATCGCAGAATGACCTGCTTGGGTTTCTGATAACGCAAGCAGGTAGTGGGCAAAAAAACTGGTTTGGCTTTGCACAGCAACGCTTGACAGGGATTAACTTGGCGCATGAAATTGCCGCTAATCACGCTGATAAAATGTCGCCCGATGAAGTGGTGGATTATGTTGTTTCGTTAAACAACAACATTTATCAAAAGTTAATTAAGGCTGACTAATGGCAACATCTTTTGAAATTAGCGGACTAAAAGAAACCTTACAAGTTTTTCAAGATTTGGAAAACGAAATAGGCGATAAAACCGCGCGTTCAAAAATTCTTATTCCATCCGTTCGTGAAGCAATGAAACCTGTTTTGGCTATGGCAAAAAGTTTGTCGCCAAAAGATACAGGGTTGCTTGAAAGAACATTAACAATAGTTGCACGCCGCCCTAGTAGGAATGACAAAAAATCCAAGTATATTAATAAAGGTGATTCTGTCATTGCTATTGTTACAACAAAGCCAATTCCTAAAAAGTTAAAACAGCAATCTATTGGCATGAGTAGAAGTGAAAAGAAAAAGTTTTATGAAAGTAAAAATAGATTATATGACGCACGCGCAGTAGCAAATGAATTTGGCACAGCAAAAATGACTGCACAGCCATTTATGCGATTGTCATTAGAAAGCCAAGCATCTATGGTGGCAACAAAATTAGGTGAAATACTAAATCAAAATATATTAAAATACAGGAGTAAATCATTGTGAGTAAAATAGCATCCGCCTTGGGCGGTAAGTATCAAGAAAATCGTTTGTCAGTAATGACGCGGACATTTGTATTGGGCGACCATACTTTTCGCGTGCGTGTGCCTGCGGTGCATGAAATTGAAGCAATCTATAATTACTTTAAATCGCCAAATCAAGATTTGGTTGATGCGGCATTTAAAAGCATGACCTATGATTTGGTTAGCATTAAAGACACAACCCCCGATGGCGTTGTTTACAGCGATAAAGATGTGGTTGTTGATGGGCGTTCAATGATGGAAGCCGCCCGTAACAGGGTTGTTCTGCAATACAGAATTGTAGAATACTTTAAATTTTTAATACCTGAAGATGGGCAATCTTTAGCCGATTTAGAATATGCCGACATTGAAGAAGAATTTCCTTTGTCAATTCAAATACAAATGATTGATAAAATCAGCGAAGTTATATCGCCCGATTACAAGGCTATTAAGGAAAAGTAACAGGTTCGTTGCGAACGCAAGTGAAAGCGGCAATGATTTTCAACGGACACACGCAAGACAGCATTGCCGAATTAGATGAAGCAACATTAAATGAAATAACCGTTATGTTTGCAGACGGCGCAATAGGTAATTATGGATTGTTGCAAACGATGGGCAATTTAACGGCAGGCGTTTTTAATTATATGCGTTCGCCTAATAGTCAGCCTTATGAATTAAAAAGCATTTTAAATAGTGTTTATGGTTATTTATATCCTGCAACACCGCCAAATGCAAGTCAGGCTTTGCTAACATTTATGACGCAAGCGCAAGGGTTTAGCATGAGTAAGTTTACAAAGGAATAATTATGGCAATCGTATCAAGATTAGGTG